CGAGCCTGGCACGCTGAAGAATCGCCTCGACGAGGCCTGGCAGAGCATCAAGGCCGGCCTAGTCAAGGGCCTATCGATCGGCTTCAGTTCGGTCGAGCACACGCACATCGACGGGACCTTCGGCATTCGCTTCATCAAGTGGCTCTGGCTCGAACTGTCGGCCGTGACGATCCCGGCCAACGGCGGCGCCACGATCAACGCCATCAAGTCCGTTGACGCTCCGTTGCTCGCCGCGGCAGGCATTCGCGCGGAGTCTCTTTCAGCCAACCCTCCCGGCGTCACGGGGCGACGCGTCGTATCGACGCGGACTAAGGCCATGAAAAAGACGTACGCAGAACAGATCAAGGACCTTGAGGCGCAGCGCGCCGAGAAGGTCGCACGCCGGACCGAGATCCAAACGAAGGTCTCCGACGAGGGTCGGACGAAGGACGCCGGCGAGCGGGAAGAGTTCGACACGCTGGGCGAGGAAATCAAGTCGCTCGATGACGAGCTCAAGGATCTCCGTGAGCTCGAGGAGCAGAACAAGGCGGCGGCGGCGCCGGCGCGCGGCAGCGACCCGGCGGCTGCGGCTGCTGCGCGCGGTGCGAGCACGGTCATCCAGGTCAAGGACAACGTGCCTCCGGGTGTCGGATTCGCGCGCGTGTTCTCGTGCAAGGCGATGGCCTGGCTCGAGATGCAGCGCGGCAACTTCGTGTCGGCGGTCGACATCGCGAAAGCGCGCTATCCGAGCGATCAGCGGGTGCACGTGCACCTGAAGGCCGCCGTGCCGGCAGGCGTGACCACGGTCGATGCGTGGGCCGGCGTGCTGGTGGACCCGACGAACCTCGCGAGTGAGTTCATCGAGTTCCTGCGGCCGCAGACCATTCTTGGCAAGTTCGGCACCGGCAACATTCCGAGCCTGAACAACGTGCCGTTCAACATCCGCGTGACCGGCGAAACGAACGGCGGGAACGCGTACTGGGTCGGCCAGGCGAAGCCCAAGCCGCTGACCGCGTTCGGCTACAACGCCACGACCCTGACCTTCGCGAAGGTCGCGTCGATCTCCGTGCTGGCGCAGGAGTTGGTGCGGTTCTCAAACCCGAAGGCCGACATGCTGGTCCGCAATTCGCTCGCGAAGGCGATCATCGGCCGGATCGATGTCGACTTGATCGATCCGACGCAGGCCGCGGTGCCCAACGTCAATCCGGCGTCGCTGACGAACGGCCTGGTCCCGCTGTCTCCGTCGGGCACGTCGGCCGACGCGGCGCGCTCGGACATCGCGCGGATCATCAAGGAATACCTCGACGAGAACCAGGACGTCTCCAGCCTGGTGCTCATCATGCCGGCGGCGCTCGCGCTCTCGCTGTCGATCATGCGGAACGACCTCGGGAACCGCGAGTTCCCGGATTTGACGATGAACGGCGGCACGCTCGAGGGGATTCCGGTCATCACGTCACAGTACGCCGCGAACGTCAGCGGCGGCGGCAACATGGTGATCGCGGTGAACGCCAGCGAGGTCTTCCTCGCGGACGACGGGACCGTCACGGTCGACGTCAGCACCGAGGCGTCGCTCGAAATGAGTGATGCGCCGACGTCAAACGGCGCGACCGGCTCCGGCGCGTCGCTGGTGTCGCTCTGGCAGAACAACCTGATCGGCTTCCGCGCCGAGCGAATGATCACCTGGGCGAAGCGTCGGGCCGAAGCCGTCGTCTACATGGACGACGTCAACTGGGGCTCGATCGGCAGCCCGGGCTAGTCCTCGGATTCGATTCCTTCTGGCGGCGGCGATCCGGTCTATTCGGGTCGCCGCCGATTGGTGTCTATGGCTGTGGTGCAGATGACGGCGCTGCGCGACTTCACACGCAAGGGCAAACCGGTCGCCGCCGGAACGGTCTTCGCCGTGACCGGCATCGAGGCCGTCGTGCTCCAGAAGCGCGGCCACGCGACCCGCTCACGACTCGTGCCTGCGCGCCCCGTGGAGGCGAAGAACCTGCAGGCCGAGGCCTCGGCCGAGCCACCGGCGCGCCGCCGGCGGCAATACCGACGCCGCGACCTGGTCCCGGCCGAGCGCACCGACCTGCAGGCCGAGGACTGATGCGGATCTTCGGCTTCGAGATCACGCGGCGGCCGCCGGCGCCGACCGCGCTCAACATCGAAGAGAAGGCGCTGGTGCCGAACGCGTCGACGCTGACCGGCGTACCAGGGTCGAGTCACGCGGGATGGTTCCGCGTGCTGGAATCGTTTGCCGGCGCCTGGCAGCAAAACGTCGAGGTCGAGCTCACGAACGTCCTCGCGTACGCGCCGGTGTTCGCGTGCGTGCGCCTGATCGCCACCGACATCGCGAAATTGCGCCTACGGCTCGTCCGGCAGGATGCGCACGGACTGTGGAGCGAGACTGAGAGCGCGTCGTTCTCCCCTGTCCTGCGCAAGCCGAACCGCTACCAGGACCGGATCAAATTCATCATGCAGTGGCTCATATCGTTGCTGCTGCACGGCAACACCTACATCCTGAAGCAGCGCGACGAGCGCAACGTGGTTGTGGCGATGTACGTCCTCGACCCTGGGCGCGTGCGGCCGCTCGTTGCGCCGGACGGATCGGTCTTCTATAGCCTCAGTCCCGACAATCTGACGGGCATTACCCGTGACCTCCCGGCGGTGCCCGCGTCGGAAATCATCCACGATGTCTACCTGCCGCTTTACCACCCGCTCGTCGGCGTCTCGCCGATCAGTGCGTGCGGGATCGCCGCGGTCGAAGCGCTGCGGATCCAGGAGGCGTCGACGATCTTCTTCGGGAACGGGTCGAAGCCAGGGGGCGTTCTGACGGCGCCCGGCCGCATCTCCGACGACACGGCCGCGCGACTGAAAACGTACTGGGACGAAAACTTCTCAGGTGACAACCGCGGCAAGGTCGCCGTGCTTGGCGACGGCCTGAAATACGAGCAGATGGCCGTCAGCGCGACCGATGCGCAGCTGATCGAGCAACTGAAGTGGACCGCCGAGGACGTCTGCCAGGCGTTCGGCGTGCCGCCCTACAAGATCAACGTGGGACAGCCGCCGAACTACAACAACATCCAGGCGCTCGACATCCAGTATTACAGCCAGTGCCTGCAGGCCCTCATCGAGGGGATCGAGTCGCTCCTCGATCTAGGCCTCGGGCTCGCGCCTGACAAGGTCAACGGCGAGCGGCTCGGTGTCGAGTTCAACCGGGACGACCTGCTGCAGATGGACACGGCCGGCCGCGTGGACGCGGCGACGAAGACCATCGCCGGCGGCGCGCTCTCGCCGAACGAATCGCGGAAGCGGTATCTCGACGCGCCGCCGGTCGAGGGCGGCAACTCTCCAATGCTGCAACAGCAGCAGTTCAGCCTTCAGGCGCTCGCCGAGCGCGACGCGGCCAAGCCGTTCGCCAAGCCGACACCAGCGCCGCCGGCCGCGCCGGCGAACAGCGATCCGCCCGCCGATGAGGACCTCGAGGACGACGCCGTCGAGCAAGAACTCGGCGACCTGCTGCGCAAGGAACTGGAGCTGGTCGCGTGAAGCGTGCCGACCTGATGACCGTCGCGAAGACCCTTGGGCCCGTCGTGAAGGAATTCGTCGAGCGGGCCGTCACCGGCCTGTCGGCGCGCGTGGATGCGCTCGAGCGGCGCGAGGCGCCCGTCGGCAAGGACGGCGCAGCAGGGCCGCAGGGCGAGCCAGGCGCGCGCGGGGAGGTCGGCCCGCAGGGCGAGCCTGGACCGGCGGGCGCGACAGGCGCGACGGGGCCTGCCGGCGGGTCAGGGCCGCAGGGACCGCCAGGGCCGGCCGGCTCGCCGGGCGAGAAAGGCCTCGATGGCGTGCCCGGGCGTGACGGCCGCGATGGCCAGCCTGGCGTCCCTGGACAGACCGGCGAGAAGGGGCTTGACGGGAAGGATGGGAAGGCCGGCCGCGACGGTGTCGATGGCTTGGGGTTCGACGATTTCGACGAGACCTTCGACGGCGAGCGGACCATCACGCGTACGTACCGAAGCGGTGACCGCGTCAAGGTCTTCAAGCACCGGTTTCCGATCCCGATCGAGCGTGGCGTCTACCAGGCCGGCCGGGCGTACGAGAAGGACGACATCGTGACCTTCGGCGGCTCGCAGTGGATCGCGAAGCGCGACACGACGGACAAGCCTGAGGAGCATGGCGAGGACCGCGCCTGGCGGCTCTGCGTGAAGCGCGGCCGCGACGGGAAGGTCGGTCCCGAAGGGAAGCAGGGTCCGGAAGGACCTCGCGGGCTGCAGGGCCCTCAGGGGCCGAGGGGGTTCTAAGTCGTGGGCTTCATCTCCCTGGATATGGCGCGCCGTCACACACGCTCGCAGGGCGTGCCGGACGACGAGGATCTGCGGCTGAAGACGCTGCAGGCCGAGGCGATCGTTCTCCAGCATCTGAAGGGCAACAACGGCTCGCCCGATTGGGATGAGACGACCGACCCGGCCGTCGACACCGACTTCGCGATCGTCCAGGCCGCGACCCTGAAGGTGCTGCAAAACCTGTATCGATTCCGCGGCGACGACGAGACGCCGCCGCCGAGCCCGATGTCGCCGGACGTCGTCGACATGCTGTCGATGATGCGCGACCCGACGGTGGCCTGATGTCGAAGCACGCGGTGCCTCGCCTGTGGCCCGGAGAGACGGTCGTCTGCATCGCCAGCGGGCCGTCGCTGGCGCCCGAGGACGTCGACTACGTGCGCGGCAAGGCGCGAGTCATCGTGGTGAACACGTCCTATCAGCTCGCGCCGTGGGCGGACGTGCTCTACGCGTGCGACGCGAAATGGTGGCGCTGGCACAAGGGCGCGCCTGATTTCCCTGGGCTGAAGTACTCGCTGCAGCGCGATGCCAAGTTCTACTGCCCGACCCTGAAGGTGCTCGAGAACACCGGGGCCGAAGGCCTCGAGGTGAAACCGACGGGGCTCCGGAACGGCCGGAACGGCGGCTACCAGGCGATCAACCTGGCCGTCCACTTTGGGGCCGCGCGCATCCTGCTGCTTGGCTACGACATGGGTCAAGGCCTGAACCGCGAGGAGCACTGGCACAGCGAGCACCCGAACCGGTCGCGCTCGCCCTTCGACGTCTTCCGCCGGGTGTTCCCGTCGATCGTCGAGCCGCTGCAGGCCGTCGGCGTCGAGGTCATCAACTGCAGTCGGCGGACGGTGCTGACGTGCTTTCCGCAGCTGCCGATCGAGGTGGCGCTGCCTGTGGCTCATGAGGCCGTGGCATGACGCCGGCGCCGCCAACGGTGGTCGTCTTCAAGTGGAAGCCGAAGCCGTGGTACCGGTCGGTGTTCACGAGCGAGCACGTCAACGTGCTGTTCCGGATGGTGCGCCGGCACTACCCGGCGTTGCGCCGCTTCGTGTGCGTCACCGACGACAAGAACGGGCTCGACCCGGAGATCGAGCGGCTGCCGCTCTGGGACGACTACGCGAACGTCCAAAGTCCGCACGGCCGCGGGAATCCGAGTTGCTATCGGCGTCTCAAGGTGTTCTCGGCCGAGGCCGGCGAGTGGTTTGGGGACCGGTTCATCTGCCTGGACCTCGACACCGTCATCACCGGCGA